AAGCCCTGCTGCTGGACAGTTTCGTTACAATAGTACTCTTAGCCAGTTTGAAGGATATACTTCGTCTTGGGGTGCAATCGGCGGTGGTGGTACAAATACATTTACTACAGATACTCTTACAACCTCTGGTTCGGCAACAGTTACTTTATCTCAAGCTGTATCAAGTCCGAATGACTGTATTGTGCACATTGATGGTATCTATCAGACGCCAACTGATGCTTATACTGTAAGTGGTACTACTCTTACATTTACTGCAACTCCTGCAAGTGGCAGAAAAGTTGTAGTTTATTCTGTAAAAGCCGGTGTAAGCGGAAATAATTTAAATACTCAAACATTCTCAGGTAATGGAAGTGCAACTTCATTTACAATGAATGTGAATCCCATTAATGAAAATAATACGATTGTACACATTGATGGTGTATATCAGCAGAAGACTTCATATTCTACATCAGGAACTACGCTAGCTTTTTCAGCAGCTCCTGCAAATGGCACAACGATTGAAGTTGCAACCTTTACGCAGACTGAGATAAATGTTCCTGTAAATGATACTATAGATACAGTACACATTAAAGATGACGCAGTTACAAGTGCAAAACTTGGTGGTAATCTTACAATGCCTGGGAATATTTCTTTTGCGGATAATGGCAAAGCCATCTTCGGGGCTAGTTCCAATCTAGAAATTTATTACGATGGCAATCATTCATATATAAAGGAAGGCGCGAGTGGCAACTTAAAGATTGGCGGTACAAATTTACATTTAATGAATGGTGCGCTGACTGAATACTATTTTGCTGCTAATGAAAATGGTGCTGCATATCTGTACTACGACAATGCACAAAAACTTGAAACAGCAAGTGGAGGAGTAACTGTAACAGGAACTCTTACTGCGACAACACTTGCGGGCACTTTATCAACTGCTGCACAAACAAATATTACGTCTGTAGGAACTCTTACAGGCCTTACTTCGAGTGGTCAAATTAAATCACAAAGTGACTTTGTATTAGCTGATTCAGGGGGTACGAATAGAGGCTTTGTATTTGGCACAGCTAGTGGTGTTTTTGCTCGTTTTAATAATGGTCTTAGTTTTCAAGTACAAGAAGCTGGATCAACAAAGTTTACGATTGCTTCAGGGGGAAATGCGACCTTTACTAACGACTTAACTGTAGATACAGATACTTTGCATGTAGACTCCTCTAATAGTCGAGTTGGTATTGGCCTAACATCAGGAATGAGCAGTATACTCACTGTGAATAATGAAATTTCACTTGGACCTGATGCAAATAATAGAGGCATAATTAATTATAGTAGTAATACTTTATCTTTAGGTACTAGACAAAGCTCGTCAAATTATTTTTCTACAGTTAATGTTACTAGCGGAAAGGTTGGTATTGGTACTAATAGTCCTGCTACCCTTCTTACTCTGAATGGAAATAACCCTTCAATTACTTTTGAAAATGGAGAGTCTCCTCACTGGGAGCTTGGTTTTGAAAATACTAATTCGGATCGTTTTGTACTTTATGATAATAATGCTTCAAGCTATCGTCTTATAATTGATAGTAGTGGAAATGCAACTTTTGCAGGAACTGTAGTTTTGCCCGTTGGTAGTGCTTCTGCACCCTCTTTGACTTTTTCTGGAGATACAAATACAGGAATTTATCGAACTACTGCAGATCAACTTGGTTTTGCGGCAGCAGGAGCGAATCAAGCAACATTTTTAAGCAATAGATATATGTTTGGAACAAGTGTATCTGGCGTTTACTATAATGCGTCAAGTGCTTATACTCCTACTATGCTTTTAAAATCGTCTCATAGTGGAGAACTTGCAACATTAGCAATTATAAATGGTGATAATGCTTATGGGGGTGCAATTGATTTTGTTCATATAACAACAAATAATAGTACTCAACAAAGATTTGCATCAATTGTAGGTGTTTCTGATAATAGAGTTTCAACTTCGGGTGCAGGACACTTATCTTTCCGAACTATGACGGGCGCTGGAAATGTTGTAGAGCATATGCGCATTGCTTCTGGCGGCAATGTTGGTATTGGAGATGCCCCTTCTAGCTTTACAAATGCAGCTCTTCATGTGGCAAAAGATATGGGTAGTTCAGTAACCGCGGTTGCTAGATTGCGAGGAAGAAATACTACAGCAAGAACTACACGACTACAGTTTGAGGATTACGGCGGTGCAATAGCAGATGGTCTTATAGATTTTCATTTTCCAAACGCAGGTTCTCATACTGGTGCATATCTTGGAATGGGGTATAATGCAGGTAATCAGCTTGTTATTAATTCTAGCGGCAATGTTGGTATTGGTAATCAAAGTCCAACACAAGCAAGATTAGTAGCTCAAACAGCATCAGGTATGTCTATTGCTGCCATAAAAGATAATACGGGTGCTTCTATGAGTTTCGGAGGAGTAACACAACCCAGAGTATTATTAGAAGCAGGGCCTAGTTCAAACCAATTTAAACTATATACTGCTACCGGCAGCAGCTATGCGAGTGCAGGTTGGCAAGAAAATCTGCGTATTGATAATAGTGCTAGTTCTGGGCATCTGCAAATGGGAGCTTTTGGTGTTACAGGTCTAAATACAGTTGCAGCACTTCATGGTGCTGGAAATGATGCAACTCTTGTTCTAACAAACGGAGCTTTAGCTGGTAGTAATAGTAGTTATGGCTGGCAAGGAAGAGGCAGTAGAGTTCTAACTTCAAACGGTACAAACTGGCAGACGGATGGAAGAGATCCTGCAATTGTAGTTGGTTCAGCTACTGCAAGCGATGATCGTGGACAAGGTCTTGGTATTATATTGCACAATGAAACCAATACTAGTGGTCATTATGGTCCAATAGTTGGCTGGAGTACTAAATCTCCTTCCAATTCTTATAATAGCATGTATGCTTATATTGTAGGAAAGAAAACTGGTACTGGTGTTGATGCTAATTGGTCAGCTGGAGAGCTTCAATTTGATACTGCGGGCCTAAAGCCAAATGGTTCAAATCAATATATGACCGATACTCCTGCAATGTCAATTATTGAATCGGGAGCTGTAATTAAACCGCATCAACCTCATATTCGTCTTTACGGAAATAGCTCAAGTCGAGTAACACATCAAGGAACTACTGTAACTGCATTTACTAATTTTAGTGCTGCCAGTGCCAGAGGTATAACATTCAATTCAGGAAATGGACTAATTACTTTACCTATAGCGGGAACATATTTAGTACAATATAGTTTTTATCTTTGGATGGATAATGTAGGTCATGCTGTAAGTCATTCAGTGGTTTTATATCGAAATAGTACATCGCAGCAAGAATCAATTATGGAGCAACCCGATCACACGCCTGGTGGCTCATATGTATTTGATAATACTTTGTCAAATAGTTTAATACTGGATTGCTCAACAGGAGATACACTTAGATTTCAATGTTATGCAGATATTTATGGTGGATCAGTACATACAAATGCATCTGTATATTTATTAGGATAGGAGAAAAAAATGGCAAAAACATATACAATAACGGTAGATGATCACATACATAAGGCTTTAGAAACAGAATTTCTAGACCCTGAGGCTCACTTTGATAATTTTGTGGACCACAGATATAAACTTTTGTATGATGGTATACTACCTGCGTTAATCAAATATTGCAATGAAAATAGTATTGGTTTGGCAGTAGGAGAAGCTGCTCAAATAGATCAAGCCTTTTCTTTAGGTGTTGTTAAAAAAGCTATAGAACAAGTACATCTTTCTCCTGGAGCTTCGGAGTAATAAATGGCACTCACAACAGTAAAAAGTGATCAAATACAGACTAGCGTGGCACTCGCAGGAAGTCCTACGACAACTACACAGTCTGCAAGCGATAACTCAACTAAAGTTGCAACTACAGCATATGTAGAAACTGCTGTTGCAAACTTGGTTGCGTCTGCTCCTGCCGCACTGAATACTTTGGATGAACTCGCAGCCGCTTTGAATGATGATGCAAGTTTTAGTACTACAGTTACAAATAGTATTGCTACAAAACTACCTTTGGCAGGTGGAACTTTAACTGGTGCTTTAACTGGTAAAGCAGTAACGCTTGCGCCCGATACTGCAGGTAAACTTACTATTCGACTTACTACTAACGCTGCTAATGATGGTCGTATACTTCTAAGATCAGATACTACAGATAAAGTTGATATACAAGCAAACGGTGCAAGTTATTTTAATGGCGGCAATGTTGGTATTGGTACTGCAACGCCAAATGCGAATCTTGATACACAATTAAGTGGTAATGGCGGTTTACCAGTAAGCAGTGGAACATCTCAAACGTATGGCTCATTGCGAGTAGGCGCGACAGCATTTAATACTGTTTTAGACATGGGTACTGCTGGTGCTACTGGCGCGTGGTTACAGGCGTCTGATAGGACTGGACTTGGTACAAACTATTCTATTCTATTAAATCCTAATGGCGGCAATGTTGGCATTGGTGCTACAACCCCTGGTTATAAACTTGAAGTTAATGGAACGGCACATGTTGTTAATACACTGACAGCTGGTGCAATTGGTATACCTTCTCAAGGAATAACATTAAACCAAGCATTTGGTACAGGTGTTCCATCCATTACAATGACTGGTACTGCAAACAATGGTAGAGCTGGAGCAATAAACTTTAAAGAATCTGACGGCTCTGGTGGTGCTATTGCAAACACAGCGGCAATATATTCTACTGATGGAGCAGGTGGTAATGCAAATTACGGCGGGTTAACTATAGCAACTTATCAAAGCGATCTTAAATTTGCTACATCTGCATTAGCTAGTACTAGAATGACTATTGATAGTTCAGGCAGAGTTTCTTTTGGACCAAATGCTGCGGATATACAAATTGACCCCGCTTCAACAAATAGTAACAATAATATTATTTATATGAGAGGAAACACTACTGGAGATAAATCTGAAATACAACTAAATCATTATGGACACGCAGATTATCATATTGGTGTAGGACATGTTGCAAATGGTACGTTTAATATTTCAAACGATCAAACTGGTAATAATTTTGTTATAGATACAAGTGGTAGAGTTGGTATTGGTAAAACGAATCCTTCTGGAAAACTTCATGTTGTATCTACTGGTAGTGCTTCTTATGATTCAACCAGCGCAGGATCAAATATTGCACTTTATCTTGTTAATGAAGAATCAGGAGCTGCAAATCGTACTATTGGTATCGGACTTGTATCTGAAACTAATGGAGAAATTTATCTAAATGCTGTAACTAACTCTATTAATAATGGTTCAGATTTTTACATTGCTACTCGTCACGCAGGTACTCGAAGACGAAGATTTCAAATAATGTCTGATGGAAGACAGATTAATATGAATCAGGCAATAGTAACTACTAATGAAGGAGTTGTAATTAATATGGGGTTTATGCCTCATGCTGCAGCTTATGGATCAGGTACAACTTCAGGAAGATATCTACATATGAAGCTAACGCAGCCGGCGGGAGGAGTGAGTGCATCAGGCGTAAATGTTATGGGCAGATATGAATATAAAGGATTTGCATATGGAAGCGGATTCCTAGACTGTGGCTGTTCTTTTTATACTTACGTTGGCACTAGTACTCCTTATGCTTTTTATTCTAATAATCAGGGAGCAGGAAATGGAATGTCTGCATATTATTCCTCGGACAATAAAGTAGTAATAGTTGTAGATATTATTGCAAATAATTACAGTGGGGGTATACTGTATTTTCAAGCTGGAAGTACGCATTATATTACAGATAATCAAGTAGCATCAATAAATTATAGTGCAAATACAACAGGAGTATTCTAATGGATTTCAATATAGATGAATGGAATGTAATTAAAAAAGAGGATGGCACAGAATACCTTGAGAGAAAAGATATAAATGCAATGAATAAAGCTGCTGCAGAAAGCGCAAACATGAATGAAGCCTTTACTATAAGTAATGAAGAAATAGCGGCGGATAATTTACGAGCACTAAGGCATATGAGAGATCAAAAATTAACAGAAACAGATTGGTCTCAAGGTGCTGATGTTCCAGACGCTTTAAAAACAAAATATACAACATACAGACAAGCTCTTCGTGATATTACGAAAAGCTATACCAGTTGGGTCGATGTAGTTTGGCCTACAAAACCGGAGTAAAAAATGGCACTCACAACCGTACCAGCATCACTATCAGCAACCGCACTTACACTTACAACTGCGGCACAGCCCAATATTACGTCAGTAGGAACTTTGACGGGCTTGACTGTGAGTGGAAATATTGCTGGTACACTTACAACTGCGGCACAGACAAATATTACAAGTGTTGGTACTCTTACAAGTCTTGCTACGTCAGGAGATATTGCAGCTACTAAATCTTCTGGAGACTTAATTATTTCTGGAACAGCTTCCGCAGCAGGAAATTATTCTTCTGTACGAGCTGTAAATAATTCTGGAACTATTGTGCAATTGCTTCATTATGGAAGCAGTAAAGCAACCTACGGTGCATTATCCAGCGGAGGTTCATCTGTTTATTCAAATGCAGCAGAGTTAGTTCTTATGGCTGATAATGGTAGTGGAATAATCAAATTTGCTACCGGCGGTAACGCAGAACGCATGCGTATAACTTCTAGTGGTGAAATTGTAACAGGAGGCTTAACTTCCAGTACAAGTCAATTACACCTTTACAAAGCGGATTCTACAGGAGGTAAGCTAACATTACAATCGCAAGTAGCGGCTAACGCCACGGCAGCAATCACATTGATGTCAAGACTTGCAGATAATTCAAATAAAAATGTTACTTTGGAAGCATATAGAGGAAATCTATCTATAACTGGTGACTCTGGGTATGGTAATGTTGGTATCGGTACCACTCCCGACTCCGATGTTAAATTACATATTAAAGGAGATGGTGCTAGAGTTTATGTAGATTCCGCAGATTACAACCTTATTTCTTTAGGTCGTAGAGGATCCTCTGGTGTAAACTTAGACCAAGCGTATCTAAGAATGAAGAACTCGGGCACAAACACCGTAGTTATAGATACGGCTGGTGTAAGTTATTTTAATGGTGGCAATGTTGGTATTGGTGTTTCAAACCCTCTTAGTCCTTTAAGTGTTCAGGCTGATACTGGTGCTGTAGCAGCGAGGTTTATTGGAAGATCCGCGGATAGTATTGCTGGTGTTGGATTCTACAATAGTGCTCAGGACTCGGATATCTATCTACAAAGTAATGGTTCATGGTTTAGGTCAAGAGCAGATAGTGGTTTTCATTTTGCAAAAGGCAATACACCAAATACTAGTGCAGCTCCAACGGATAGTTTTACCATTGAAGGTATGAGAGTTGGTATTGGTACTGTAAATCCCAATACTCATAGTCAGTTGCATATTGCAAACGGTCCTTATGCTTTCCTAACTTTAGATTCTACTAATACAGGAGGCCGACAATATGAATTATTTAGTTATGCATCAGATGAAAGTTTTCATATTTATGACCGTACTGCATCGGCTTATAGATTTACATTAAATGAACTCGGTCAAGTTGGTATTGGTACTACAAATCCTGGAAAATCTCTTGTAATTGATAGCTCAAATGCTGATCCTGGGCTATTAATAATTAAAAAGAATAGTGGAAATAATGTAGCATATATTGGAACAGGTAGTAGTGGTACTACAGAATACGGTATCATGCAACTCATGCATAGCGGTAGTATAAATGTTCAACTTTATTCTGCAGGAGATAATTGGCTTAATGGAGGAGATGTTGCTATTGGACATACTAGTCCTGCTGCACAATTAGATGTTAGAGACACAGCAACCGCAACAGTGCCCTTAAGATTAGAAACAGCCGGTGGCGCTGCTAATAATGTAAGACCTCAAATAAGTATGTATAGTCAGGGGTCAAATGGTTATCATATATCTACTGTACGATCTAATACGAGCAGTGATCCGTATGGATTAGTTTTTACTGAAAATACCACAGAGCGTATGCGAATTAATAGTAGTGGAAACCTTGCATTTCCGGCCGGAAAAGGTATTGACTTTTCTGCTCATGCAAGCACAACTGCTTCTGGTACTGCTCAGCAGGTATCTGTACTCGATGATTATGAAGAAGGAACATGGACTCCGTTTTGGTTTGGTACAGGCACAGGAAGTGGAGTTCCTATGACTAGTTCCCAACAAAAAGGTTCTTATGTTAAAATAGGAAATCTTGTACATTTAAGTTGGTATGTCGGAGCAAGCGCTAATCCTAATAATGCTACTGGTAGTATTCAACTTGGCGGCATGCCTTATAGTGCAACTGGCTCTTATGGAACTAATCAAGCTATTGTTACAGGAAGTTGTATGGTAAGTTCTCTCGATCTTGGGTCAGGATATAGTTGGATAGTGCCTTATCTGGCAAACGCATCAAGTCAAATTGCGTTTTATCAATCTGGAGATAACATAGGTTGGACTCAAGTTCCTCTGGATACTTCTTTTACAATGATTGGTGAAATAACATACAGAGTCTCATAGGAGAAAATAAATGGCTTTAGAAAAAACAACACTAAACGATAAACTGGAAATAGTAGATACAGGATCTTGGAAAGTTCTTCAAGTTCGCACAGCTATAATAATTAAAGATGACGGAGAAGAACTCTCTCGAACTTTTTCACGAAGAATGATTGTTCCTACAGATGACTGGTCTTCAGAAGACTCAGAAATAAAAACTATCTGTGATACAATTATGACTGCAGAGCGAATAAATGCATATAAAGCAGCTCAAGAAAGTTCTGGACCAGTATAGGAGAGTAAAAAATGGCACTTACAAAAATAACACCACAGATGTTTGACACGAGCGCAACTGCCCACGATTTGAATGTGGACAACGGCACGTTTGTGGTCGATGGGAGTGCCAGTCGCGTAGGTATTGGAACACCTACACCAAGTACTTTACTTGACGTAAATGGTACTGCAACTGCTACAACTTTTGTGGGAGCACTTACAGGTAATGTAACTGGAAATGTATCTGGTACAGCAGCTACAGTTACGGGTGCTGCACAGGCAAATATTACAAGTTTGGGTACTCTTACGACCTTGACTGTAGATGATATTACGATTAATGGATCTACAATATCAGATGCAGGATCTTTAACCATTGATTCCGGAGGAGATATTAATCTTGACGCAGACGGCGCAGATATTGTCTTTTTAGATGGCGGCACTCAATTTGGTCAGATACGAAATAGTTCTGGTCTTTATCTTATTTCTAATATATCAGATGCAATCATGTATCTTCGTGGAAATGATGGTGGCAGCTATGTTAATGGTTTAACAATCGATTTCAACAATGCAGGAGATGCTACATTTAATAGAGCACTAACAACAGGCGGTAATTTAGCTGTCACAGGGCAAGGCGATTTTACTACCCAGGTAATGGTGGGTACCAATAATACAACTCTTTCAGAAAATAATTTGTTATCCCAGGCTCCCGGACATTTTTATATAGATCATGCCACTGTTGGGCAAAGTATTATCTTTAGAACAAGTAACTCAAGTTCTCGAGATGAAACAGCTCTTACTTTAAGCACTGGTGGAAATACGACTGTTCATGGACATCTTTATGTAACGGACGGTTCTAATTCTGCTCCCGCAATAACATTTTCTAATGATAATGATACTGGTATTATAAGAGTTACTACAAATGCACTTGGAATTGTAGCTGATGGTTCTCGTAAATTTTATGTAAATGGTACAAATGCTTATTTTCAAAATCTTACTCAAGTACAGATAGATTCTGGTGATCTCTATGTAAATGGTAATGTGGGAGTAGGAATGCTTAGCCCCTCGGCTCCACTAAGTGTTCAGTCTGGTACTGGAGCTGCAGCAATGAGAATTGTAGGAAGAGCTGCAGATGGTATTTCTAGCGTTGGATTCTATAATAATGCTCAGAATGCGGATACTTATTTACAGAGCAATGGTAGTTGGCAAAGAGCAAGAGCAGATGGGGGTTTTCATTTTGCAATAGGAAACACTCCAACCACTACTATGACAGGCTTTACTATTCAGGGCTCAGATGTTAGTATTGGATCTGATCACGCGGGATTTAGTGGTTGGAGAGTTTTAAATATTCGTGGTCAGTCTACGGGTGGACTCGTAAACTTTGAAAATAGTTCTGGTACTCGAAGTGCTACTCTTGCAAATCAAGGTTCAGGTATAAGATATCAAACACATATTTCCGGAGGATATCATAGATTTGAAACGGAAGGCACACCAAATGGCTATCCATTATATATAGCAAATAGTGGTGTTGTTAGTATAAATGATAGCACCACAAGTGCACACCAGATGAAAATTACAAGTTCTACAATGGGACTTCGTATTAAATCTGGAAACGGTGGATATAGTGCTTTAACTTTTAGTGGAGATAATGAAAATACC